TGCATATGATACACCATTGAAGATTATTGGTGTAACTCCAACTTCAATTACTGTTGATGTAGATGTTGCAGCTGGTGGTAACCAATTCCCTCATAGATTTGTACCTGCTCCTGGTTTAACACCTAGTGCTGCAACTTATGATGCAACTACTGGTGTTCTTCAAATGACTATTACTGGTCATGGAATTGTATCAACTGGTAAGATTAAGATCGCTGAAGAAGCACTTAAATTTACTTGTGATATGGATCATCATGAGACTGTTCATAATTATCCTCGTAAGACAGATCCAATTTATGAAGAGTGGTTAGATGTTACTGTTGTGGATGCTAATACTATTAGTGTTAACGTTGGTACAACACCTGCTGTTAACCATGATGTAACTAATGCAGTCTACAATCCAAATGACGGAACTATGGTTCTTACAATTGGAGATCATAGTCTTGAGAAGGGACAAGGTATTAAGATTGGTCAAGATAAGTTAACCTTTAAGTGTAAGCAAGATGCTACTGAACAAGAACCAGATGGTGTAACACTACACACTTATCCAAGGAATGTTATTGATACTGAAACAGTTAATACTGCATCATATGACCCTGCTACAGGACATTTACAGTTGACTGTTCCTCTTCATGGATTCAGTTATGGAGATAAGATACAACTTGTAGATGATTCATTAACATTCAGATGTGCTAAGGATGGTAATACTACTGATCATACCTATCCTAGATCTTCTGACCCAATTAGCGGTAAGTGGTTACCAATCTTTGATGTAACTTCAACTACCTTTAAAATCAACGTTCTAGATTCTGCACCTTCTACAAACCCAGATGCACACATCTTCCAGTCTGCTACTAATAACGGTGTTAGAATTCAGAGAGACCCATATTATGATAGAACAATTTACATTGATGATGTAACTCGTACTACTATTACAGTTAACGTTGGTATCTCATCTAATGTTTCTGATCATACATGGGCTGGTGGTACATCATCCAATGCTATTACAAGTGGTGGTAACTATACTCATACATTCTATGGTGCAGTAGATAATAGTATTAAAACTTCTGCTGTTACAACTGGTGGAAATTATACACATGTATTCCAATCAGGTGCATCTAATGGAATTAAGAAAGCTGGTGATCTAATCAAACTTGATACTGATTCCTTGAAGTTTGTTTGTAAGAAAGATGATAATAGTACATATCATACTTACCCAAGAATTTCAGATCCAGCTAATAAGCAATGGATTCCAATTGAAAATGTAGCAACAAATACATTTGATGTTCAAATTGGTAAATCACCTGATACTTCAGTTCATACATTCATTTCTGCTCCTAGCAATACTGTTAAGAAACAGACTGGTGAAATTACAGTTAATGTTGGTGCATCACCTCAAGTTCTATATGATGTTAATGGTGCAACTTATAACTTCACCACTGGTGATCTAGTACTTAATATTGGTGCTCACGATTTACTTGCAGGTCAGAATGTTAAACTTGCTAATGAGTCCTTAACATTCCAGTGTACTTACGGTGGTTCTCCTCAACAGGTTGCTTATCCTCGTGCTTCAGGTTCTGGTTATGTTGGTGGTACACCAGCTGGTTCTGACTATGCATACAATAGATCTTTACCAATCGCTAGTGTTGGTGAAGTTAGTAAGACTGTAGAAGCTGCTACATATACTCCTAATACTGGAATATTAAGAATTAGTATTCTAAATCATGGTCTATCAGATAGTGATAAAGTAAGAATTTTAGATGGAACATTAACATTCACATGTTCTAAGGATAATCACATGACTACTCATGCTTATCCTAGAGGAAATGATCCTATTAGTAACAAGTGGATGAATATTAGTAATGTAACTGATAACACATTTGATATTGATGTAGGGACAACTACTATTGGTGATTTTGAACATATATTTGTAAGTGCATCTGCTAGTGGACTTAAGGTACAAAATGGTCAGATTACACTTGATGTAAAACCAATTACTTCTGTTGGTGCACCTACTGCTCACACATTTATTGGTGCAACTGCTGGTGCTCTTATTACTGGTGGTAACTACACTCATACATTCCAGAGTGCATCTGCTGGTGCTGTTAGAACTGGTACTGGTTATATTAATAAATTTGTATCTGCTGAGGAAAATTCAGTTACTTCTCATGGATTAACTCAGGTAACTAATTCTAATATTCCATTCATTTACGGTGGTTATCCTAAAGCGAATAAGAGAATTGATGAGTTGATGTCAATTGTGACTGATACTTTATTAGATCCAAATGCTCAGAGAACAGTTGAATATCCTAATTCAGTTAAGTTCATTACTAGAACTCATCCAACATTCTCTAAGTGTGTTAGAGATGCTAAAGAGTGGGTTAAAGCAATCTGTTATGATTTACGGAATGAAGGAAACAGTAAATCTTGGGATACTGCTGCATATTATGTTGATCGTTCAGATGTCAATAACATTACTATAAATCATATCTCTGGTGAAGAGGGTGAAACAGTATTTGCTATTGGTAAGGTTCGTGACTTTATGATCAATGTGATGCGTGGAGATGCTATCGCAATTACTGGAGACCATGGATTTACTCAGGTAATTGATGAAACTATTACTAGAGATTCTGCTAATCCATATTGTCAGAATGTTGCTTCTGCAATTACAACTTATACTGGTATTATTTCAGACACTATTGATCAGGCAACTGCATTAGATCCAGCTGATCATCTTGGTACTGTAACTAGAAATGCTCCTACTAGCGAAACTGCTGCTGGTGTTGTTGACGGTGTAGTTACAACTGAGTGGACTGCTGATAAGGAATTCCCAGATGATGATTTATTTGTAAGTAATAGAATCAATCCAAGTTCTCAAGATAGATTTAAAGATGCTGCTGATTTAATCCGTGCTAATGCAACTGTTATTGTTGATGAAACTGCTGGTGATATGCTTGGTCGCTATCCTGATCTTGTACAGGATATGCCAAGAAACGCAGGTGGTGGATCTACTCTTGGAACATTACGTTGTAAGACTGACTTAGGTTTAATTCTTGAGGCATTTGCAGAAGATTTAGAGTATGGTGGAAATGCTAAGACTGTTGAAGCATTCAAATTCTATCTTGGTTCTAATGGTGAAATCCTTCACATTAGATTACAACTTCTACAATCACTATATGCTCATGAGCGTCTAGGTTTCTATGCTAAGGCAGCTATTGATGGTACTTTAACAACTGTTCATTCTACTGCTGTTGTTATTCCCCCTGCTGGAATAACAGTAGATGCTGGTGGTTGTGCTAATGTTAAATCTGCTATTGATACTTTAGTAACTCTGATTAATAGTAATCTTTCACCAACTGGTGACAGATATGCTGATGCTGGTGATTTAATGCTCTTTAATAAAAACTACATTGCTATTGAAGCAGTTGGTTTGATGCAAGAAGAGTTTAGTTATACTAATACTGGTGGATCTGTAGTTCAGACATTTGAATATCCAGGTGGACAGAATGATGGTAAGTCAACATGTGAAAGAGACATGAAACTCATTGTTGACTCTATTGTTTCTGACTTACTAGTTGGTGGTAATTTTAGTACAGTAGAAGCTGCTAAACAATATCTTGATACTGCTAATTCTATTGTTCAGGTTGAAGATCAACTTGCTCAGACTGCTCAAGCAGTTGAGAATGTAGGTATGCTTTGTAAGAAAGCAATTAATAATTTACTTCAAAGTACTGGTGATGGTGCAATAAGTGGACACCATTATGTCTCAAGATTTGTTAACCAAACAATCTACCCTGCTGTTAGAGATGAAACTATTACCGATTCTCAAGATGATAGTATTAGTGGTGAATATACATCTCAAGATTGTAAGAATGTTCAGTCTGCTATTGACACATTAATTACTACAATTATTGAAATTCTAACTCCAGCTGGAATGCCTGGTCGTGCTGCTGCACTTCAGACTCTTATCGGTGATGAGTACTTTGAAGAAGAGATTAGAGCATCTACTGAAGCTGATTGGGGTCCTGTTTGGCAAACTCAAGAAGAAGGTGCATTCCTAAAACAGGTTAAAGATGATGCAATCTATGATTTACTTGCAACTCCAGATTTAATTGCAACACCTTATAATGTCAATAATGCTGAATATACAGCAACAACAGGAAATCTAGTTCTTACAATTCCTGGTCATGGAATGACTCCTAGAACTCTTCATACTGTTACTGATGCAAGTTATCTACCTGCACTTGGTACTATGGAATTGACCATATCTGGTCATGGATTTGTTGCTGGAGATAAGATTAAGATTAATAATGGATCATTAACATTCAAGTGTAATGAGGATAGTTATGGTTCTGAACATTCATATCCTCGTGCAGGTGATCCTTATGCTGATAAGTGGTTACCAATTTATGATGTAACTGCTGATACTTTCAAAGTATTTGTTGGTTTATCTCCAAATACAAGTACTCATCAATTCTATCAAGCAACTGTTGAAGGAGTACAGAAACAGAATAGTGTAATTCGTATTAAAGAGAATTCATTAACATTCACATGTTCAATGGATGATAATACAACATATCATTCATATCCTCGTGTCACTGATCCATATTATAAGAAAGATATTGCTGTTGATTCAGTTTCATCAAACACTATTACAGTCAACATTGGTACATCACCTACAGTAAACTATACACCTACAGGTGGTACATATGACCCTGCAACTGGTGATATGGTTCTTACTATTGGTAGTTACGATGTAACTGGTGCAACATATAACCCAACTTCGGGTGATATGGAGTTAACTATAGGTGCCAATCATGGATTAACTACAAATGATACTATTCGTCTTAAGAATGAATCATTAACATTCTCATGTACTGCTGGAACAGGTACACACGCATTTGTAAGTGGTACAACTGGTGGACTTGTATTTACTCTTGATTCTGATGGATCTGAGGTACTTAAGACTGCTGCTTCTGGAACAACTTATGATCCCGCAACTGGTAATTTAGTACTTGAAATTGGATCTCATACATTTACAACTAATGATACTCTTGAAATCAATGATGGTGCAGTAACATTTACTTGTGATGCTGATGGAAATAGTTCTAACCATGCTTATCCTAGAGCAGATGACCCTGCATCTGGAGCAATTTTAAATATTGATGCTGTAGGTGCAACAACTGTTACTGTTGACGTTGGTGCAAACACTGGAACTCAAGCTTCTTATCCTAGATTAACTGGAGCAAATACAACTAATAATCGTGACTATGCATGGGGTAAAGAACTTCCTATTGATGCAACATCATCTACTACAATTACTGTTAACGTTAATGGTGGTCAAGGTGCTATTAGTGTTCCTCTAGCACATACATTCCAGACTGCAACTGCTGGTGCAGTAATGGTAAATCATTATCTACATGCAGGTCAAAGTGTTAAGTTAGCACAAGAATCTATTACATTCTCTTGTGATACTGGATCTGGTGCTGCAAATGGATCTTATCCACGTACAACTGACCCATATTATGATACTGCAATTAACATTAAGTCTGTTGGTACAACAACTATAACTCCAGACAATGCTACATATGAACCTAGATCTGGTGAATTAACTCTGACTGTTAATAGTCATGGTTTAACTGGTGGAGATTTGATTAAACTTGATGATGGTGCAGTAACATTTACATGTTTACTTGATGGTGATAAGACTACACATGTATATCCTCGTCCTAGCGACCCTGCAAGTCAGGAATGGTTACCTATAACTGTTGATGATGAAGATCAATTCTCAGTTAAGATCGGTCCTTCTCCTGATATTACACAACATACATTCGTATCTGCTACACCTAATGGTGTTAAAGTTCAAGATGGAACGATAACTCTTAATGTTGGAGTTGCAACTGCTGCTGGCCAATATGCTCATACATGGGTAAGTGCTACTGTTGGTGCTTTAATAACTGGTGGTAATTATACACATACCTTTATTAATGCTGCTGAAGGTGCTGTTGAAGGTCCTGTAAGTACTGCAAATCTTAATAATACTGCTACATTACAAAACATCCGTATTCTACCTTCACCTGTCCATGGTGAGACTAATGCTGATAACATCTGGCCAAGTGGACAAAGAGAAACATTTGGTGCTGGTGGTTGGAATATATCTGGTGGTACGATCTCTGGTGATGCAACCATGGGTCCTGATGCTACTATGACTGCTGATAAGTATATTCCTGGAAATAATACTGATCCAAAAGTAGTTGAAAGAACTTATACTCTACCAGTTTATGATACGTTTGATAAAGATGGAATTAGCTTTGACGATACTAATAACAAGTTTGATGAAGGTTCTTCACTATCCTATCAGGAATACACATGGAGTTGTTTCGTTAAGCAAGGAGAATACTATAAGTTCCGTCATAGTATTTCATGGAGTGCTACTGATAAGGCAGAATTCACATGGGATGCTGTAACAGGTGCTATCGGTCCTTCACTATTCATTCAAGGTAATGTGGTTGTTGGTGATGGATTGACTTCTTCTAGTACATTTGAAGAATCACAAGCTAGATTAGGAATTAATTGGGGTGTTAAACCATATGGATTTGGTTGGTTCCGTCCATTCATTACTATTAGAGTTCCATTTGGTATTGCTCAATTAGATATTAAGGAATATATGCTCAACAATACTGGTACTTTATCTGGTACTGGTTCTCAGGGTGATGGTGTTAAAGGTTCTTATATTTGGGGTGCAAAACTAAGTAAAGGATTCTTAGACATCTATCAATCTGAGAATGGATTTATGTTCTATACTTCTGATGAGTATAACATTAAGAAGTATATTATAGACAAACTTGAAGACTTTGTTGAACAGCAATTAGATAATACTTTAGCAACTGGTCCTGACTCTGGTATTTTACCAGAATATAGAACAACGTTGAATCACTTCTACGATACTCCAGATATAATGTTCCGTTATAGAAACACATTTGAACTATATCGTAACCAGTTGAAGGATGATGCATTCTATGATACTGTTACTGGTAATATTGGTATTACTCTTCCAGCAGTTTCATATGTCACAGGTGGTAGTAGAAACGTTCCTGTAGGACTTGGTAACAAATTACAAGGTTCTGACTTCTTCTATGGTGTTGGATCTGATAGTTATGCTGAGATTGAGAAGATTACAAGTAACGAAGCCAAGGTTGCCAAGATCTTTAAGAGATTTAGTTTCAAGGCAGATCAGGTTACTTTAGGTGGTGGTAATGCAGACTTTGCTCTTAATGAAGTAATTGAGGTAACAGGTAACTCTGCTATTACTGGTACAATCTACGCACTATCTTCTGATGATAACTTCCGTTATATGGACGTTGTAATCACTGCTGGTACGTTCCCACTTTATAATGGAATCACTGGGCAGACTTCAGGTGCTAGTCTAGCAGGTGGTACTAACCTTGTTGGATCTATTACTAATCTAACAAACGCTGGTGCCGATTCAAACAGAACTCAAGGATCTTATGATGCTGTTGCAGTCACAGGTGGTAATGGATCTAACGCAACATTTAACGTAACGGTTGATGATCAAGGTGCTGCTAACGTAACTATTGCAAACGGTGGTACTGGATATGGAGTTTCTGATGTATTGACAATTCCTGATGCTAATATTGGTAATGGTGGTGGTGCTAATATCACACTTGAAGTTGGTACTTTAACTAACGCAGGTATTCAAACTACTGTTGATAGATTCCAGATTGTTGATCTTACTAATGATCTAGGTGATGGATATTCATTCCAAGGATACACTTCAGGTGCTACAGCAGAAGTTGTTTCATTCATTAAGAATGAAGGTGCTGTTATTGATAACACTGGTGGTAAACTTACAATTGATACTGAAAGTATAGTAGGTTCATTTGAAGAGAATTCAGTTGTATATCCTGAAGCAACTAGAATATATCTTGATGTTCAGAAACATCCATCAATTCTTGCTGACATAGGTACAGGTGATAAGGTTGTTGCTACTGGATATACACGCTTAGGTGTTAGTTTAACTTCACCTTATAACACTCTTGACTTTACAGTTGGTCAGTATGTTTATCAGGCAAACAACAACTTATCTAAGATCTTCCAAGGTGCTGTTGGTATTATAACTGGTTGGGATGATCAAAATAATTACTTGTACGTGTCACCAATAGGAGATTCGGCATTTGCTAACGGTCAATATATTGGTCAATATCCAATTGGTGAAGATTCAGTTCCAACCATATATGGTCAGGTTGCTACTACTGTTAATCAACCTATAACTGCTTACGGTACTGTAACTAGAATTGATGAAATTGGTTTAATAGATCGTGTATATCTAAGTGATGTTATTGGAACATTTACAGGTAATGATACTGTCGTATCTAATGACGGATATAAGGCAGCATCACAAGAGAAAGTAGATGTTATTGGACGTACGTCTCGCTGGTTCGTTGGATTTGATGGTACACAAACACAGTTCAAACTAACTGAGCAAAACGGTACTCCATACTTCCCAGATCCTGAAGGTCATATGATGATCTTTGTGAATGGTATTCTACAACCTCCTGGTGCTAATGGATCATACACAGCATTCTCTGATATCATACAGTTTAACGAAGCACCTACTTTAGGATCTTCATTCACTGGATTCTATGTTGGTAAGATGCGTCAATTAGATGATATATCATTTGAGTTTGATTCATTGAGATCATCCTTTAACCTTAAGCGTGATGGTACATTCTACTCTATCGCACTAACTGAAGGTGTACAGGCAACTGAATCTATTATCGCAGATAACAATATTATTATCTCGCTTAATGGTGTTATTCAGCAACCTGGAATTGGTTTTGAACTTGTTGGTTCTCGTGTCGTCTTTAAAGAAATTCCTCGTGTAGGATCAACATTTGTTGGTTTTGCATACATTGGTTCTGACGCTGACGTTACGCAGTCTGAGGTTGTTCCTCCAATTGAGGCAGGTGACCTTCTAGACATCCAAGGTGAGACAATTGACAGAGAAGTTGCTGTTATTGAATCTTCTAACACACTAGTAACATTTGAATATATCGGATCTGTATTTGGTCGTGACGCAGCAGGTGAAGCGGTTACCCTATCCAATAGATTGGATGGTGTTCAGGTAACTAACCCTGGATCTGGATATACTTCACGTCCAGTTGTTAGAGTTGATAGTGCATCTGGTTTTGATGGTGCAGTTAAGGCACTGGTTGGAATCAGTCGTGTTGATACAAACGCAGTTGGTTCTGGTTATAAGTATCCTGATGTAGAAATTCAAAATACTGTCGCAGATGATTATACTGCACCAAACCCAGCTGATTATGGTGAGGAAGCAATTTATAAAGAAGAGATTATTGATGAGGATGTAGTTAACGTCACACCCGATAATCTATCTGAAGTAAATAGTGGTGACATTCCTGGTCACGGTCCATCACCAGCTGGAACAGGAACTAACTTAACATCCTTTGAAATTACCGATATCTGGTCAAGTACACCATAAATATTAACTATGCCAGCTTCTACTACTACTGCAACTATCCTTGAAGGAGTCTTGACTGTAACTAGCAACGGACTCCCAGACCCTGCTTTGGCAGGTGATCCATTGGGTTCTGGAAATTTTCCGAATAGTCCCAATAATATTTCTGCTCAGGAATATAATTATGAGTTCACTTATAGAGGTGGAACTAATACTTCTAATCCTCAAGCAGCAACTTTTGGTGCTTTAGGTATAGCACTTAATGGTGTTATTCTTGCTGCTCCAACAGCAGCAGACGGACCTCTACCTGGAACTGATGATGCATTACCTCCTAATTTCCAATGGAATGCGGTATATAATGGTACTTCGTATGGTGTAGATAAGTGTGGAGGTCATCCAGAACAGAATGGTTCATATCATTATCATTCAGGTGAATTCTTAGTAAACTGTTGGGCTAACGGTATTGTTCAGTCTAATAGTTATTTCAGTAGTTCACATTATGAAGGTAATTATTTCAGACATCCTGACGGTCATTCTAAGATTGTTGGTACATGTTTTGATGGTTATCCTGTCTACGGACCTTTTGGATATAAAATTGCTGATGATAATGATTCAGGAACTAAAAGATTAGCAAGTTCATATAGAGTATTAACAACTCCCCCTGCTGGTAGAAACTATAGTTATGCTCAAAAATTTGCTGGTACTTTTGTGCAAGATTATGAATTTGTAAATGGTTTAGGAGATCTTGATATTAATAATGGTAGATATGCAGTTACCCCTGAATTTCCAGGTGGTACTTGGGCATATTTTATAACTTTGGATGAGGATAATGATCCAGTATACCCTTATATTTTCGGTCCTCAAACTAAACAACAACGTCCCTCATAAATAACTAAAAACCTAGGTCTAATGGCAAAACAACTACTAGCACTTGGAACTTCCGCTAACGATGGCACTGGTGATTCACTCCGTGCTGGTGGTGACAAGATCAATGATAATTTCACCGAATTGTATGATGCTTTAGGTGGTTCTTCAGGTGCTCAAAATTTATTGGTTAATACTGCTTCACCCAGTGCAGGTGATGCTTTAACGTGGAATGGAACAGCATTTGCAGCTGGACAACCCACTAATAAGAATATTCTTGAACAGAATTTAAACGTAAATGGATATAATATTGTATCTTCAGGTAATGGTAATATTGTAATACAGTCAGATGGTACTGGAGATATTGCTTTAAGAAATGGTACTAATGCTACAGATACTATCATTGATGGTGCTGATGGATTCCTTAAGTGGAATGCTCCTTATGTAGCAGCAGTAAATCTTCCTCCATATGGAACATACACTGGAATGTTCGCATATCTGAATGACACTAAGAAAGCATATTTCTCTAGTGATACAGCATGGAGAGAACTCTTAGATACTACTAACTCTAGAGTACAAGACATTGGTAATGTACAAGACACGACTTATGCAGACGGGGAAGTTCCTACCTGGAATGCAGCAAACGGTGAGTTTAGACCTGGAACTGGTGGCGGGGCTGGCGGTGGTAATATATTCGCTACATTCAATGCTGACACTGGAAGTACAACTGCTCTTGGAGCAACTGATACATTAACAGTTACTGGTGGTACAGATATAACAACTAGTATTACTGGTGACACCTTAACAATTAACTATGCTGGATCTGGTGGATTCTCTTATTCAGGATCTGGTGTTACTGAAGGTGACATGTTATTGTTTGATGGATTTGACTGGGTTCCAGTTTCAGCTCCAACTATAACATGGTTACTTGGTAATGATGGAACTAACTCTCACTTCACATTTACTGGATCTGGTTTCCCTAATACGACTAATGATCCTATTCTTTATTTGACGAGAGGACAAATTTACAGATTTAAAAACGATTCACAATATACTATTCATCCATTTGAAATTCGTCAATCTGCTGGTGGAAATGCTTACACTGCTGGTGTAGCAAATGATGGTGCTGGAACAACTACATTTACTGTTCCTATGGATGCACCTGCAACTCTTTATTATCAATGTGCAAACCACCCATCAATGGGTAATCAAATCGTAGTTGTGACCTAATATGCCAAGAACAGTACCTGGATCTGGAGCCGTTATTGAACCAATCTTTAATAAAGATTTTGGTGTAGATAGTGTTGTGGTTAAATCGGGAGGTAAAGATTATGATGTATCTGATCCGCCTCAATTAACTGTAACCAATTGCGGTACTCCAGAAACTGCTGCTCTATTATTTCCTATAATAGAATCTGGTAAAATTGTCCATGTACGAGTATTAGAACCAGGTAAAGGATACGATCCTCTTAGGGTTATTATCAATGCTAATCAGGATGATAGTTTAGTTGTTAATACTTTTGATATCAGAAGTATATTGACTAGTGTATCTGCATCTATTACTACTGGTGCATTTGCTGGAGATAGGTTATCACTTAGGTCAAATAATCTTCCAGATCCAGCTGGTTCTGGTATTTTTCCTTCTGCTTTTAATAATAATTATATCTACGCACAAGATTATACTCATAAGATAATCTATCGTGGAGGTAAAGATGTTCCTCAAGTAGCACCAAATAATAATCCTGATGTAAAGGATAGAGGTTCACTAACAGATCTTAATACACAAGATAGCAGTCCTACAAAAGGACAAATTGGTTTAATGTCAAATGGTATTCCAATACTAACTCCTGATGGAGGAACTATTGGTACTCCTCCTACAGGATTCCAATTTGATATTAATAAGACTAACTTCTACGATCAGGACACATATAATGGATATCCTAACAGTGGACATCTTTATAATTATCAAGATGCTAAGGTAATCAATTCATTTGCTGCTGGTCAAGGAGTATTTGATATTAAGACGTATTATAGTGCTACTAATTTTGGTGGAGATAAGTCACGTCATACTAACGGACATAGTAAGATATTAGGTATATCGTATGATGGATATCCTATATACGGTCCTTATGGTTATACTACAGCATTAGATGATCAGTCTGCTATTAAGAGGATTGAAACTTCTTATAGGTTTAGAACTGGTGTTGAGATAGATGGTAATAGAATACCAAGTAATACACCTACTTCAACAACTTACACAGTTACTGTTGCTGATTCTGGTAATGGTAATAAGTTTGTCTTGAATGGAACTGAAGCACCTATTGAGTTAATTGGTCGTGGAGATACAGTAACTTTTAATCAGGATGATGTAAGTAATGATGGTCATCCTATTCTAATAACAGATTTTGCGGGAGAAACAAATTTACAAGGTTGGCATGCAACTAGTCAAACTTTGTATGATCAAGATGTTTTATATGAAAGAGGTGTCAAATATTATATTAATAATGTTCAGGTAACATACGCACAATATATTGCGAATTTTGATGCTGCTACTAATAGGAAACTTGAAATAACAATTCCTTGGTTTGCTCCTAATAATCTTCATTACTTCTGTTATTACCATGCGAACATGGGTAACAAGACTAATATTCTATATTATCCAGAAGGTACATTTATTCAAGATTACATTTATGAAGCTGCACTTGGAGATTTAGATGAGAATAATGGTAGGTATTGTTCCACTCCTGAATATCCTAATGGAACTTATGCTTACTTCTTAACTATAGCAAGTGGAGGAGAACCTCAATATCCATATTGTATTGGTGATAGTTTCTACAGTATACCTACTAAGTTTGGATCTGATACACCTCCAGTTCAACCAGAAGTACCTTCAGGTGCTAGAGCAGAAGCAATTTTAAGTGAGGCAAATCCTGGACAACTGGAATATGTTAAAATGATTTCTGGTGGAGATGGATATTTTGGAGATGCTAGAGTAGATATTTTAGGTGGAGAAGGTACTGGTGCTAGTGCTACTCCTGTTACTAAATCTATTAGTGGTCTTTCATTAGAATCATCAGGATCAGGATATCTTTCACCTCCTACTCTCTTCTTCCAAGGTGGTGGTGGACAAGGTGCAGAAGGGGTTGCAGATGTTGATTATTCTGGTATTCTTACTAGTATAAACGTTGTTAACCCAGGTAGATTTTATCAAGACCCACCATATGTCTACATTCAAGGTGGTGGTGGAGTTGGTGCAAAAGCAACTGCAAGAATTGAACAAGGTGAAGTTGTAGGTATTGATATTACTGATCCAGGTAGAGGTTATACTTCAGCACCTAATATTATATTCACTAAACTAGTTAATGTAAAAAGAAAGGTTAGAAATCGTCAATCTTATAATGCTTCTAGTTTCTTCATTACTGGTCTTCAGAAATCTTTGGATACTAATACTGAAGAAGTTGTTGTAAAATCTACAGGAGCATTTCCTGGCTCTGGTAGGTTTATGATTGGTAGAGAGATTATTGAATATACCAGTAAAGATGCCAAGAGATTTTTAGGATGTACTAGAGGTACTAATTTTAGATTTGACCAAAGAGTTATAGTTGATGGTATTCAGAACGTTGATGGTGTATCAACATACGAATTTAACGTTGGAGATAGGTTAGTTCGTAAGGTTGAAAGTGCAAGTAATAAGATTGCAGTTGTATATGACTGGAACCCAGTTAACAGAGAACTATTAATTGTATTCCAAGTTGATGAGTTGGCATTCATTGATGCTGGTGTTCCATCAACTAGTGTTAGAACAGTTGCATTTGATGGTGGTACACCTGGTGCTTCAACAAGTACAGAATTGCCACATAATATTATTGATTCTATTGGCGATAATATTGTGGTTTATCAGTTAACTTTGACTGATAAAAAGTTTGAAGATGACGCAGAGGCATCAGGTGCAGGTGATGGAATACCTGATGTTTTCAATACAGGAACCGACTTTGCTGATCAAATTAACCTTGATGGTGGTATACATAATTCATTATACGGTATTGAAGAAACCGTTGGTGGACAGAATACTACTATATTTGCGATAGGTGATCAGGTTAAAGATGCTTCAATTCCCTTTAAGTATTCAACTATTGAATCTGCTGGAGCATTGAGAGATGGAATTGAACACACTGCTAGAATACGAGTAACACTATCAAGTCTTGATACTAATAGTATCTCTTACGTTGTAGGTGAGACTGTAACAGGACAGAACTCTAATATTCAGGCAACTGTGGAATCATGGGAACAGGCAACTAGAACGTTAGTTCTAATTAACCCAATTCCATATTTTACAAATAATGTTAACTTAGGAATACAGGGATACTTCTATGAGTTTTCTGCTGATTCCACTGTGACACAGGTTCGTGTCCTAGATCCAGGACTTGATTATACTGCAACTCCTACTGTTGCAATTGAAAATAGTGGGGAGATTGTGGCACAAGCAGTTGTTAATATGACATCTGACGGTGACCAAGTTGGATCATTAACTGTAACTAACGGCGGTTATGGTTATAAAAAAGAAGTTACAGCAGGTACATTACATCCTACTGTTACCTTCACAAACGCAGGTATTGATACTACAGGAAGTGGTGCAGTTGCTGAGGTTATTCTCGGTGGTGAGAAGCTCGTTGGTACGGGTGGTGCTTCTTGGAGAATAGAAAGTATATCGTACGATACAAGCATCCGCGACAACTAGCATAAATAAAACTGGAGGATTAACTCTTAGACCATGGCAGCACTATTAACTGACCAGTTCAGAATATTTACAGCACAGAAATTTATAAAGTCACTGGAAGGACCAGATCCTCTGGCAAGTGATACAACTGCTGGTGACGATAGAGATCGTCTTTATATCTTTATTGGTCGTCCCCAAGAATGGGACAACGAAAACTCACCACCACAAGCAGTTGATTCGTTTGACGAATTTTCGGATGCCTACGATGATATGATGTCATTGAAGCGTGTTCTTGCTGCCGACACGATTCAAGTTGTACGTCGTATTGACTGGATTCCCCCAGAGCAAACTACTGGTGGTTTGGGTTATACTTATGACATGTATCGTCATGATTACTCACCAACTAACACAGCATCATCTGGTGCTACCAAGTTGTATGACTCTGATTTCTATGTCGTTAACTCCAATTACCAAGTATATAAGTGCATTTACAACGGTACTAGTCCTTCTGACCCTAATGGTAAGCCTTCTACCGTTGAACCTACTGGTACTTCTACATCCATTATCACCACTTCCGATGGTTATAGGTGGAAGTATATGTATACTATTCCTGTT